GGGGAAGACCTACTGTGTGTATCGAGCGAAATAGCTGTGGTGCACAAGTTGTTGAGCAGCTAAAATTTACTCATGGTTATGAAAATATTGTTTCATGGGGCGCTAAGGCCGGTGACAAGACGGAATTTAAGAGAGTAGGCATCTTATCTCATACTAACACAAAATACCGCGGCATAACAAATATGAGATATTGGGTGAATGAATTAAAGGTGTTAAAGTTTAGAGATATTAACACATTAAAAGAATTTAAAACTTTTATAAGATATCCAAATAATACGTGGGGTGCAAGACCGGGGTCAGACAGTTGGGATGATAGAGTAATGGCGTTGGTGTGGGCATTAATTATTTTAGAAAATGAGTTATGTAATCGTTATTTTGATGTAGTTAAGCTTGATGATTGCGATAGACCTCAGATGATAAAATTATTAGATTACGGTATTCGTGGGGTTATCAGCCCGCTCAGTCTTTACATAAATGAAAAAGATGTTGGTACTGATACAGCGTTACCAACTTTATTTGAAGAAAAAAATAATATGACAGTAGACCCAGATATCGAAGAATTAAAAAAACAAGGTTGGCATTTACCTGGCGAGACATTTTTTGATAAATACTAATATGGCCACACCTCCAAATAAACTTCCAATTTTTCAAAGCCCTCTTAATAAACAGAGAAAAGATAAATTTATTTGTGTTCTTACTATTCCGAGAATTTTAAGAAACGATGTACAAGAAATTGCCCGGCGAAATGCATCTGTAAATTTTGATTCGCTTCAATTTAGTATTTTTGGTGCCGTTGCCCCGCCTATCGAAATACCACCTGTACAGGTACCCTACGCTGGTCAAACATTAAAGGTTACTTCATATACACGTCCTACATTTCCGATGTTGAAAATAGATTTTACTGTTGATAATTTTTTTAATAACTATTGGGTAATATACAAATGGTTAGAAGTTTTTAATGATCCAACAGTAGGTATTTTTAGCCCTACCGATAAGGAAATTGACTCACGTACAAACGAATATATGACAAATATTACTATCTACGGTTTGGACGAATATAATAATAAGACTATACAGTTTGACTATATTCGTGCATTCCCGGTTAATTTACAAGGTATAGAGTATAATGATCGTGACGGCGGTGAGATGGAATGTAGCTTTAATTTTGCTTATCATCAATTAAAAGTAACGCTTTTACCAGTTACCTGATATTATTTTGTATAAAATATTTTTTTTTGAAAAAGTTAAACATAAATAATATAAATATTAACGTATGAGTAACCGTCCTTCTACTGGAGTAAATAACTAATATGGCAAGAACAATTCAAAGCCCGGGGGTTGAGTTTCGTGAAGTTGACCTTACTTTAAGACCTGTAGTTAATCAAGGTACTAGCGTTTTTGTAACTGGTTTTGCAAATCAAGGACCTGTTGATGAGGTTTTGCAGCCAACTTCTATAAGTGAATTTGAACAAATTTATGGTACACCTACAAATGCCGCAGAAAGATATTTTTACCATACCGTAAAAGCTGCATTACAGTCACCTATACAGCTTAAAGTAACAAGATTACCTTATGGTGAGGCGAAAGGAGAGGGGTTTGAAGCATGGCGCTATAGCGCGTTAGTTTATCCTGTATTAGGTTTGTCTGCAACGAATGCTACCTCTAATGACACAGGCTTAACACCTACTCTATCGGCTGCAAACACCTTTTTACTACAAAAGCCAGTACATATAGAACTTTCGTTAGAGCAATATCAGGGTCTTGTCAATAATAATATTAATTGGTCAAATATACCTGTGAATTTCAGCGGCGGAGTTAATTACAATAATATTGGTCAAGCAGGTATTATTATTTTAAATAAAGCACAAGTAACAAATAATAATCGCTTTGAAGGATATTATGTAGGATTAACCGATAATGCAAATGTAAATCCAGCTACACCTTTTGATGGTATCAATGGTATTCAGGCTGTTGGTGCTTCCTTAGCATCAATCAGCAGTTATGTTGCAGTACCAACAACAAGACTTAATTTCCCGCTAACAGCAACAAAATTTGGTGATGGTAATAGTATTAGCGAGGTTATGGAAAACGCCAGTATTTTTGATATATCGGGCCAGACATTTAAGGACACACTAACACTTGGAGTTTTCAAATTAAGACAAAGCGTTTTCTCACCAGATGTTATATCTCTTGACTATGTATTAGTAGAAAAATACGTTGGTTCGGTTGATTATCACAGACAAATAGCTTCTGAAACAGGTGGTCCTGCTAATACATTTTTCCTAGGTAATGTTGCTAATAACTCAGCTAATATTAAAGTACTAGTCAATCCATTTATCTCTAATCAATTTACTGGAACATGGTTAGGTAACGATGGTGTGCCTTCGAAATCTATTAGAATGTTTACACCAGGGACATTCACACCGCTAAATACTCCCGGTGCGGTAGATACTGCTTCATCATACTTTACACGTGTTGGTTCTAACTCTGCCGTTGATGGTATAGCATTAACGACATATGCAAATAGTAATGTAGATGCAAGCAAATTATTCCCGCTAGGTGTATTTACTGACACCGTAGTAACTAATAAAAACATAGGTAGTTTACCTCAGAAGCTCGAAAGAGCTTTTGAATTAGTTGAAAATTCTGATTTATATCCAATTAATATTGTTCCTGAGGCAGGCCTTGGTACGATATATGTTAGTGTGACGGAAGAAGCCACAAAAAATAATACACCTCTATCTGCATGCGGTCCGTATGTTGAAACTACACCTATTAATTCGCTTAGTAGCTTTTATACAACTACAAATGAGCTACTCTCAGAAGAAGGTTTAAGAATACGGGGTAACTATAATGCTATTGCAAGTATTTTTGTAAATGCTGCACAAAATCAAAGAAAAGACTTCTTAGTTGTCTTAGATGCTTTGCGCCATATCTTCGTTCAAGGTGACAATAATAAGATTATTAATACTAAGAAACTTTATAGCCCTAATGCTGGTATCGATCCTGATCCTCGTGCTGCGGGTTATGTTGCAACCAATTTTAGCCAACACATTTACTGGCCGTTAAGACATCAATTTGGACTAATAGATTCAAGTTATGCTTGTACTTATGCTACAGTCGCACAAGTTGTCGATCCTTCAACTAATCGCCAAGTATGGGTTCCATTCTCCGGATTTGCAACAGCAGCTATGGGCAATACTGATGCGAACTTCCAGCCATGGTTTGCCCCTGCCGGATTTACAAGAGGTGTTTTATTGGGGGTTAATGACCTTGGTGTCTATCCTAAGCAGAAGCAGCGTGATCAACTTTACAAGATCGGACTAAATCCTGTACCATTCTTCCCGGTTGAGGGGTTTGTAATCTTCGGTCAAAAGACTCTGTTAAAGAAGCCTAGTGCATTTGACCGTATCAATGTACGTAGATTGTTTTTGAATCTCGAAATTGCTACCCGTGATACTGTTAAGTATTATGTATTTGAACCAAATACACTCTTTACAAGAACGCAAGTAGTAAATGTTCTTACACCAATATTTGAAAATGCTAAAAATACTGAAGGGGTTTATGATTATCTAATAATTTGTGATGAGCGTAATAATACACCTGATGTAATCGATCAAAACGAACTAAAGGTCGATATCTATCTAAAGCCTGTACGTGCAGCAGAGTTTATCTTAGTAAGCTTCTACGCTACACGCACTGGTCAAAACTTCCAGGAATTAGTAGCGTAATATAATGAGAGGTAATAAATAATTTTATGGCAGACGTAAAACAGTTAATTGCAGATTTTTATAGGGTTGCTGCAGCAAGAGACTTTCAACGTGATATTCAATTTCGTGTCTTAAGTATTACCCCTGGTGGTACAACAGTAACGTTTGACGAAAATGATTTGGTTTATGCTAAAGGTGCGTCTTTACCTGCACGAAATATTAGTAATGTACAAGCTAAATTTATGGGATTAAATTTTAATTTGCCTGGCACAGCTAACTACCCTGGTAGTGAGGCATACACATTAAAGTTTTATAATGATGCACGAAATAATTTACGCCAAAAATTTGAAGATTGGTCTCGTGATACTTTTAATGATGCAAATAGTACAGGAAATTACTTTACCCCAACACAAGCAAGTACAATTGATCTTGTACAATTGGACACACAAATGAATAGGGTTGCACAATATCAGCTCGTTGGCGTGAGTATTCGAAATGTTGGTGATATTAATTACAATATTGGTGGTACTGGCGAGATTGTTGACTTTGACGTAACGATGGCATATCATTATTTCACACGCAAAGAAATATCCTAATCGAAATAAATTGGCTTTATAAATATTTGAATGGCATTGTCAAATCCATTAACTGACGCTATTCAAGGTTTAGCGTCTAATGTTGTTGGTGTCGGTCGCGGCACCAACCCCTTGAGTCAACCTCAAGTTACTAGTCTCCTAGGGTTTAATATTCCTGGTGTACCTTTAATTAGTACAAGAGATTATTTTCTTCTACAGCTTCAAAGTTGGCTAACAGCTCTTCCGCTTCAGACTCAATGGATTGCGGTAATTGATAGTTTTCCTTATGCATTAAGAACAGAATTACTACAAGTATTAGAACGAACCGATGGTGCAAAAAAAGGTTATGATATTGATCAGGCACGTGCAATATTAACAAGCTATCCTTTTCAAAAAGTAATAGGTTGTGTTTTTGCTCAAGGTGCACAAATACCTGGAGAGAGTCTTTCTGTACAGGATGTCTCGGTTGATAACAAT